CTCCTTAACGGTATCGATATCTAATGGTGCTATCCATTTTCTGCCATTTTGGTCTATTTTCTTAAAGCCACGTTTTAAAAAAATTGATGTCTGTAATAAAACGTGCTTTCTCCACTTCTCCATCTTTATTTTTGTGTTCGTCTGTGTAAGTCAATCCAAAAAGACTCATAGCTCGTGAAATTGTATGCATATTAAACCAATCAATTATTTCAGGATTGATATTAGCACAATTGTCATCTCCATAAGCTACAAATCTAACATTATCATCAAATGAAGCTAATGTTTTCTTAGGTGGTACTCCTAAGAAACCATAACCATTTGGAAAAATGTTTTTGAGTTCTTCAACATTAGCTCCTCCAAAAATAAGGGAGTAAACCATCCGAAAAACAACCATATTAAACATAACGTTTATTAATGTCGTATATGGATTTCCACTTGGTTGACTATTGTACCAACGATACACACCTCCATCACGAGCAATGTGAAGTGAACGGGTCAGGCATGACCATAAATTTTTACGTATATTTCTTTCTTCTTCAGTTGATCCATATTGAGCATAAAAAGCTTCAACAATATCTAAAAGTTTTTCCATTATTTGATTATTCAACGAACCATCAAAATTAGAGTAGTCTCCAGCTATACAAGTTGGACCACCCCAAACTGATAAATGTTGAGCCAATTTTTCCCAATCAGTTCCATAAGGATTAATTCCTATAGCACTTTCATTATCTATTTTGTTTTCCATAACAAAAGACAAAAAGCGCAAAAAATACATCCTAAAAGCAATTGAAAAATGCATAGGTCCAGCAGAAAATATACGTGTTTTGAAGTTTTTTATTTTTTCATGAGTTCTCAATTCATCTTTCATCGTATCTACAAAATAAACAATAGGAATTTTTGTTTTAGCTTCTTCAATCAATTGTTCCACATCTTTTTTAAGTAAAGGCCAACCAGGACCATCACATTTCATTTCTTTGCCTGTCCACCATTTTTTCCCATAGGGTTTCTTTTGTTGATCATAAGGATGTCCGGGAGATTTCTTTCCATTTATACTACGGATAGTACCATCACCATCAATTCCTGAAACAGATTGTTCAATTGTTAGAATCATAGGATTTGCAAATTCAGAGTTGAGATTTTCTATTTCCTCATATCTTGAATAACTTGCAAAATCAACCAATAAATCATCTAAACCTTGGGCTCCTGAATAATTCTTCTTAACAGCTTCATTAAAAATTTTAATTTCTTTCTTATTTAAAGAAATATTTCTCAAAATTTTCTCAAATGTTTCCGTCATAGAAAATTTTTTAATTTTATTTCCTTTCCATTGTTCAATTATAAAACTAGAAATGAGATAGTTCCTATCTTTAATTTCCTTATTTATTTGTTTCATTTGATCTGAAATATAAAAATTATTCTGAGCCATTGCTTTTGAAAAAGAGTCAACACATAATGGATTGTAATTCTTAAGCAATTTTTGTGCAACATGATTCACAGCATTATCAATTAATTTAGATCGTATCAATGGCATAGCAAGAGAATTTTTAGCTAAACCTTCAATTAGAGGATCTCTTTTGATACCTCCCTTTGCTAACCAAACTTCATAATCACTTTTTGAACATATTCTAGGCTGTTCATCTTTCATTTGAAAGAAAATTTGATTTTTCCTCTCAAACAATTTACAATTCTCCGAATTTTGATAAGCAACACGCATCACAGCAGGTGTTTTAAGAATATCTATTGAAAAATGTTTATTTGTTTTTCGAGAATACTCATTCTTTAACAAATAAAGGTTTTGTTGAATTGGACTAGCAATTATAGAAGTTTTAAGAGGTTGCATTGGAAAAGCTTCAGTTTTCTTTCCTATATATTGAAAATTTCCTTGAGGAACCAAAGCATTGGGTCCAAAAATATCTTGTTCATCTAAAGGAGTTAAATCTGGTTCAGTAAAAGCATTAACAGCACATCGTCCTAACTTCTTAAGCGTTTCTTCAATATCTTCTTGCGTAATAGGTACACTACAACCTTTCCCACTTGTTGGATGGTCAGTTGAATGCATTCCTACCACGCAATGTGACAATTGAGGATGATCAATCCACAAAATTGAACCACAATCACCTGGTTGCGTTCCGGCGGTATATTCATATCTATCACGTAAAGTGATATAATAAGTACATTTCTCACCATTTTCCGCTAAAAGTGTTTGTTCACCTTGAAAATCCATTATATGATCATCACACCAATTATTCCCTGTACGTCGCATAACATTAACAGGAGAAATTGAAGTGCAACCTAAC